CCCGACGAGATCTGTGCCGCAGGCCCAGGCCCCATTCACCCACTTCTTGACCTGATCGTTCTGGCAGGCCAGCTTGGCCTCCCACGGTGCGGTCGTCGCGCTGATGGCGCCTGCAATGTCCAGGGCGCCGTCAACGCGCAAGGTGCCGGCAGAGGCCCGACTGAGGGCGGCATCGACCGCGTTGGTCCCGTTCCCCCAGGTGATCCGGCCAGAGGCGTCGATATTGAACCGGCCGGCCCCGCCGCTTTCTCCGGGCGGGTTGATCTTGACGGCGCGGCTGGTGGTCGATCCCGGGACGAGGTGGAGCATGGTGGGGTCGGGATCGGACGCCTCGATGTGGAGAAGGTGCATGTCTGCACCAGGGTTCCCCCCCGACTGGATGATGTCCAGGGAGTGACCCGTCGCGTTGCCGGTGAAGTTGAACACCATCCCGCCTGCCGGATTGGTGAAGTTCCAGGTCAGGGTCCGGTTCGCCATGCTGAACGTCTTGTTCTCGGTCGGATCAAGCAGGCTGGACAGGCTGTGTCCGTGCGAGAGCAGGCTGTACCGGGCGTCCCCGCGTGTCTGGTTGAAGTAGACGGCGGAGTGCGGATCAGCCGCGCTGGTGTGCGGGACCAACAGGCTTTCGACCGTGACCTTCCCGGTCTTTTCCGGGGACAGGCGGTTGGGCTGGTAGATCGGCACAACGTCGACGGTCGGGCTGATCGTGGTCGCGTTTTGCAGCTCGCCGATGGTCGCGGCCAGGGCAGGGGTCCAGGCCAGCAGCAGGGGGAGCAGGAGCAGGAGGCGCAAGGCGGTCATGGTCAGCCTTTCTTAGAACTCTATCGGTGTGCCGGCGTCGGTCGTCACAACCGTGCCGTCATCCAGCGTCCAGACATAGGTTTGGCCAGGGGCGAAGGTTAGCCCCTTGTGCCAAGAGGCAACCGCCGGCCTCGCGGGAGGCCACGCCGAGGCAAGGTGCTGGATCGTCGGCCAGGACGAGGCAACCGGAGGCCGCTGGTAGGCTGGCCAGGTCGCCGTTACACCCATACCGGGCCACCTTGGACCAGGACGGCAGGGCCAGAGTAGAACGGCACGGGGATGCCGGTGTCGGTCGTGGTCAGGATCACGAACTCAAGCTCCTTCTCGTCGGCACCGGCAAGTGCCAGGGCAACATCCCCCGGGGTCCAGAGCACGTTGCCAATCTTGTTCGCGCCATCCCACAGGATCGTGAAGGTCAGGACGGGGACGGTCGGTGCAGCCCGGTCAAAGACGTAGCCCTGCCACAGCCACCCCTCGGCGTTCTCTTTGGTCACGACCTTGAAGGGCCAGGGGACAACGCCGTTGGTGTAGAGGCGCATGGCGCCGGCAACCGGGAGAGACTTCGCCATGACTAGCTCCTATGGAATGTGTAGCTGGCGTTGACGGCGGCGTTGCCACGCGCCGCATTGAGCTTGAGCAGGCCGACCTCGCGCCGGAAGTGGCCGGTCATCTCGCGCCATTGGGTCATCTGCCCGTACTTCCCCTTGTCCGCCCAGGCGTGTCCAGACATGGACAGGAGGGCGGCAGCCGCCCCGTAGAGGAGCGCCTGGTACGCCGCAGACACCAGGGCGTCGGGCAGGTTCATGGCCGATGCCTTCGGGCGGAGCATCACCTTCGCGTAGACCGGGACATCATCCGTGTCCGGCACGGCGCGTAGCGTGAGGAGGTTTAACGACAGACTGGCTTCGTCCGGCGCCCCTGTCTCCTCGTCACCGTCCCCCCATGTCTGTGTCTCCTGGTCCCAATGTCCGACCCACGGCACGACCTCGATCTGCTCGCCGCCGACATGGACAGACACCAGGCGGGACACCTCCATGTCTGTGTCCTCCGGCTCCAGCTCGTACTGCGGCTCGCCGGACACGGTGAGGATCTTGATCGACTCGGTGGCCAGGGGCATTTCGTTGCAGAGCTGGATCGCCACGCGGCGGATCGCGCCGAACACGGTCGGCACGGGCGCACCGGGGGCCATCATGGACACGTCCGACATCAGGCCCATCAGTGCGTTGTTCATGCCACCATCCCGTTGATCGCGTTGATGAACTGCTGGTAGTGCGCGGCAGCGCGTCCCGCAGCGCCGGCGTGATCCATCTCCTTGCTGTAGGCCCGGTACAGGATGTAGTCGAGCAGCATGCCGGAGAAGATGTCGTTCAGGCCGATGTTGCTGCCGGTCGTGGCGGCCTCCACCGGACACCGGCTGTAGACGACCTCGACGTGGTGACGGTCGGCGGCCGGCTGCGGCGGGTAGACATGGAAGGTCCGGGGGCTGGCCGGGTCATGCGTGAAGTGGATCACGGTGCCACGCGGGAACCCGAAGCGGGTGGTCTGGTCGCTGTGCCATACGGGCCATTGCGCGTCCAGGGCTTCCTTGGCGGCCCTGCGGATCGCGGGGCCAGGGGTGGCCCCGTTCACGCCAAGGTTGCGGGTCACATCAATCAAGGCCACGGCATCGCTCGGCAACGCCTGGAGCGTCCCGGCTGCAAGCTGCATGCTCGCCGTGTGCGGGTTGACCCCCGGGCGAAGCAGGACGATTTCGCGCTGACCGTCATTGAGCCAGCCGAGGAGTTCGTTGATCGTCCAACGAACCCCGGTGTCATCCTGCAAGATGGTCTGCGCTCTGGTGATGATTGCCGAGGCGAGCATGGCCTATCCCTTACTTTTTGGTGGTGCGCTTGGGCTTCTCGGGGACAATCCCCTCCTCGACTTCAAACACCGGGGCTTCTTCAACGGCGGCCTCGGCCGGGGCGGCCTTCTCCTCTGCGTAGATCGGCAGGAGGTTGAGGATCTTCATGTCTTTGACCAGGATCGCGGTCGGCTCGAAGTCGCGGCCGGTGTCCACGTTGCGCAGGGCGATGATCTTGCGGCTCATGTCTTTATCCTTCCTGTTCGGTTAGGGGCCGGGGGCGGCTTCCACCGCCCCCGGGTCAGGGTGACTACTTCGTGACGACCGAGTGGACCAGGGCCTCGGGGCGCAGCACCGCGAAGCCGTAGACGTTCAGGCCGCGCATGGCGGAGCCGAAGGTGCGCTCCAGCTTCTCCAGGTGCTCGACGTTGGTAAACTGGCTGGCGAAGCTGATGGCGTGGTTGGTGCCGGCGATGATGTTGTACTTGCCGGAGGTCACGGCCACGCGGTTGCTGGTGTAGAGGGTGAAGCGGTCGATCTCGCCGAGGCGGCCGTTCCGCAGGGCGCTGGTGCCGTCCCCGGTGATCGAGGCGTCCTTGAGATCGGACTTCTTGATCTTGCCGGCCAGGGCGGCGGGGATGATGAGGAAGCGGCCATTCTCCGGCACGTCCTGCTCATCGAGGACGGTCCCCATGTCCACGATCCAGTCAAGGATGTTCTCCTTGGTGATGGCCAGGGAGGCAGCGGCGGTGCCGAGGTTGATGTTGCCAGAGATCTTCCCGGCGGTTGCGCCTGCGTTGGCGGCGGCGGCCCCGGTGTAGACGGTCGCCAGAACGTGCGCGTCGATGACCTTCTTCATCTGCTCGGCGGCGTCCGCGGTCCAGGCATCGAACAGCTTGAGATCCGACTGGATCTTGGTGATGTTGTCCAGCTTGAAGGCGAACAGCTTGGCGTGGTCGATGGTGAGGTTCTTGGTGGTGGACACCAGATCCTCATAGGTGATGGTGTCGCCGACCTCGTAATCGGTGATCGAGACATCCGGCACCTGGCGGATGATGACCTTGTCGCCCTTCTGCTTGATCTCGCCCTCGTAGTCGGTGTTGCAGACTTCACCGAACACGGACTGGCCGTAAAACTTCTCAAGCAGCTTGCCCGACCAAAGCTCGGGGATGAACTTGCTGGCGCCGGCAGAGGTGTAGTCCGGGTATTGGGCGGCACCATAAACGGCGGGATTGTCAGCGGAACGTGCGATAGGCATGGCTTAGTGTCTCCTTAGTGTGGGCCTAGTCGCGGATGCGGCCCTCGCGGTGAGCCAGCGCAATGTCGGCCTCCAGCTTGACAAAGTCCTCGGCCGTGATCCGCCGCAGGGCTTTCTGGTGGTAGACATTGGCCACCTCGGCGCGTGTCCAGATACGCGGCTGTGGCAAGTTGGGTTGACCGGCCGATCTACGGGCCGGCGAAATATCGCTGTTGGCTGGCCGTTGCTGCTGCTGCGGCGGGGCCGGGGCAGCAGGCGGCGCGGCCTGTTGGGCTTTCCAGGTGTTGAAGATGTCGGACACCGTGTTGGCGTCGAGTCTTGCTTGGGCGTCCTGCAAGAGATCGTCGAAGCTCTTGCCGCCACCGAACGGCACCTGCGAACTGGTCAGCCAGAGCAGGAAGTTGTCGTCGGTGTTGATGCGTTCCCAATCGGGGACGGAGCTACTGAGCCGCTCCCAAAACCTGTCCTCGGCAGTCCTGGCGTCCCGCTGCATCAGGAGGTCGACACGCTCCTGCAACGGGGCCACGCTCTGCGTCACAGTATTTAGGATCGGGTCAAGGAACTCCGCGCCGTACTTCTCGCGCAGTTGCTCGATGTCCTCGGGCGTTGCCTGGTTTTGCTGCGCCGCCTGGATCTGCTGCTTGAGGCGGTCGCGTTCCTCGGTCACAGCGCGAAGCTCGCGGGTCAGTCGCGGCACCTCGGCGTTGTACTTCCCCTGCAAAACAGAGAGGGCCTGCTTGATGCGCTCGATCTCTGCCGTGTCTGCCTGCGGTGCAGGGGCCGTGTCGGCCGGGGTTTCTGGTTGCGGTTCGACCGGCGCAGTCGGTTGCGGTTCAGCCTGGGGTTGCTCCCCTTGCAGTCCCTGGTCCGGTGTTGCGCCTACTTCCTGGGCCGGCTCCTCTGCCGGCGGGTTGCCGGCCAACATCGCGTTGGCCCTGTCGACCTGCTCTTGGACTGCCTTCGGTAACTTCGCCATCTGTGCCTCCTTGGGAGCCGGTGTCCGGTATTCCCCTTTGTGGTGTGCGGAGCCGCGTGGGTGTTCCGCCGTGTCGTGCTGCCGGAGCCTCTTGGGTGTTCCGGCAAATGAAAAAGGGCCAGCGGCGGCAGATCGTGTCTGTCGCTACTGGCCCCCTGTTCGGGTAAGCCTGTGTCTAGTTGTCGGGCGCTAGGCGCCTACTTCTCGTCGAAGCTGAGTGGCTCGCTGAACGAGTAGTCGATCTTGCGCGGGACTCCCGCTGCAAAGTGGATCGTCACCTGTCCGTTGGTGCGGCGAGCGGCGAACCGCTCCAGGCTATCCTGCGCCGCCTTGAGGGCTTGCTTGACCGCCGAGGTCATCGCTTGGCCCTTTCTTCGAGGAGCGTGTGGAACGCCTGCCCGAAGTCGGCCAGGGCCGCCCTTTGCCCGTTGACATGCACCGCCCTGTTCGGGTCGGTCAGGGGGCGGGAGAGGCGGTCCAGGTCGGTGATGCGTTGTGCGAGGAAGGCCATGAGGTGCCTGCCATCATCGCTTTCGGCAATGCGGGTCATGGCGTCCCGTTGTTCCTGTGAGGCGTAGAGTAACATCAGGCCATCCCCTGCATATCAGCGCCGCCAGCGGGGTTGCCGGCAGCATCCAGGGTCGGCTCAGTCGGTTGCCCGGACTGGCCCATTGCCCCTTGCGGCGGTTGCGGCGTGGGGACAACGGGGTCCAGCTCGATCCCCATGTCCTTCGCCATCTCGAAGATCAGCTTCCGGCGGTTCTCCGGGCCGAGGATTTGCAGGTCGATCTCGTTGGCCGTGGCTTGCAGCAGCTCACGGCGGCGCACCAGCATCATCTCCTTGATCGCCAGGGAGGAGGAGCCGCGAGCCACCACGCGCAGATCGCACTTGCGGAACAGCGGGTCTTTCTGCTCGACCAGATTGCTGTAGTAGAAGCCCTCCACAATCGTCGTCACGGCCTTGTCGACGTTGCGCACGATATGCTTGATGCCCTTGCTGGCCATGCCGAGCATCATCGAGAAGCCGCTGGCCGTGTTGCCGGCGCCGCCAATGCTGTCGTTGCCGTGGGCGTAGGCCGGGATCATGGAGTGATCGTCGGCTGCCTCGCGCAGCACCCGGCGCACCTGGAGCATCTCGCCAGCCACCATCGGCGGGGAGAAGAAGCGCACAGCCGGAGATCCGGTCGCCAGCTCGTCGGTGGTCAGGTAGGTCTTGCGCGGGTAAAGTTGTCCCGGCTTCGCCCCCGGGGCCAGCCGGTCGACGTTCTCCTCGCACATGGGGCCGGAGGCAAACGCCACGTTATCCATCGCCGCCCGGAGGGTGATGTTGCTGTTGTCCTGGTCGTGGCGGATCGTCCAGGGCAGGCCATGTCCCCAAAAGGAACCACGGCGCTGCCGGAAGGAGCGCACGGCGTAGGGGCGCAGGCCCATCGGGTGCTTGTTCAGGCCGCCCTTGATGACCTGATCGCCGACCAGCCAGAGGTGAACCTGATAGACCAGCGAGCGGTCGACATCCTTGAACCCGGGCTTGCCGGCCAGCAGGGAACCCGGCACGGCCATCCAGCACTCCAGGCAGTCGATAGCCGTGTCTCCGAAGGTGTCGTGTCCGGGGCGGCCCTGGAGCCGGTTGCGCTCGGTGTCGTTGAACAACCAGTCGCGCAGGCCGCCAAGGGCGTACCGCTCCAGCACCATGCGGATCGCCTTCTCGTCGTAGCCAGGGACACCGATCAGGTCAACCAGATCGGTCGCCTCCAGGCGGTGCCGCTGGAACAGGTCGCCATCGTTCGGGGAGGTTGCCCCCGGTGACGGGTAGATGTCGAAGGGGTCAACGGCATCGACCTGCTTGACGACGCGCATGGCGGTGGTGAGCTTGTCGTCGTCACCCCAGGCCAGGGTCTTGAGGTTGCGCTCAACCGGCCCCTTGAGGATGCCGGCCGGCATGGTGATAAGATCCTCGACAAACATCATCAACTGCTCGTTGAAGTCAGCCTCGACAAGCTGATCCTCGATGAGCTTGTCCATCTTCTCGGCGGCAGTCCGGGCGATGCTGTAGGTTTCGCCGGCCACCTTCTCAAGCGCCACCTGGAGGGCGGAGTGGACGGCGGCGGCAAGCTGGTTGATGTCCGTCTGCTGCCCGGTCTGTGCCTCGATGGCAATCGCTTCCTCGACGGTCGCGTTGGCAATCTGCTGGTAGATCTTCTGGACTTCTGCTTCGGGGAGTTCAGGGACGGGGGTTGGCTCGACGGAGAACAGCTTTTCGTTGGTCTGCATCAACAGGTCGTCGATCCAGGCGATTGCTGCGGCGCACTTGGTATCGGTTAGGTTGTCGAAGGCTTCGCTGCCCCCGAGTGCCTTGATCTGTGCGAGACGGGCCGCGTCGTACTCGCCCGACCGCTGGCGCAGGGCTTCGAGCATTTCGCGCTCGACCGGATCTTTGGCTCGCTTGGCCGCATCCCACCGTGAGTGCAGGAAGGAAATCAGTTCCGGCGGCGGCGCGGGGGCAACGGACTGCTCCTGTGCCTTGCGCTCCTTCGTGACTTCTTCCGGCGTTCTAACGGCAACTAGACTCACAAGACCCTCCACGCGGCAGGCAGAAATTGCCCGTTATGAAAAACGTAGAGGACTTTGTTAGTTAAAACAAGGGGTTATTCTCCAGGAGGGAGGAGGTGACGGACGCCTCCCATAAAGGCCCATGCCCTGATGTCGCCAGGATCAGCGTCACGCAGCGAGGCGACCCCGAGGTGGGCGGCAAGAACTTCGGTGGCCCATTCGGAGACATAGCGGGTGGCGAGCTTGGTGAGTGTCTCCCGGGCCTGATCGCGGTCAGGGAGGTTGAGCAGGGTACAGATGCCCTTGTCGTGCTGCATCCGGTGGTGCAGGTTGCACAAGGGGATGGCGCTGTATTCCGGCTTGATGCCGACCCCTGCCCCGCTGGACACATCGCGGACATGGGCGGCCTCGGCCGGTGCCTTGCGGCAGACATGGCAGGGCTTGAGGCGCAGCCAGCCAAGGTAGTCCTCGTCAGGGCCAAGGGCTTCCCACAGATCGGGCGCACGGAAGAAGCCACAGGCATGCAGGCGCCGCGCATACTCGCTGCCGGGGCCGGTGCCTTCGGACACGGTACGCTGCCGCTGGACGGCCGCACCGCCCTGCTCGGTCAGGGGGACGATGGCCACGGCACGGGGCCGGCGCAACGCATTGAGGGCCTTTTCGACCTCGCCCTCGGCCTCGAACTCGATCCGCAGGACGAGGTTGCCGTTGGTCAGGGTGCGCAGCGTCCCCGAGGTGCCGATGATGTAGAGCTTGTCGTCCATGTCTCTCCCCTTAAAACCCTACCCGCCTGCCTCACGCCCACTTGTTTGCTTGATTAGCGTGCCAATCCCTCATACAACCCCTGGGCTTCGGCTCGGGCCAACCCCTTGACGGCGGGTAAGTCTTATCGCTTGAGCCGCCAGATCATCACGGCGACTGCGGCAGCAATGGCGGTGATGATCGCGGCTTCTTCCATCAGAGTGCGTTCCGTTCGCAGAACCTGACCACCGTGTTCCGGCTGACACCGAACACCCGGGCGATAGCCGCCTTGGGGACACGATGGCCGAGGAGGTGGATCACCTCGTCCTTGTGCTCGTCGAGCAGGCAGGGGCCGGTGCTGCCCTTGGGGCGGCCCAGGATGACGCCCCGCTCCTTGGCTGCGCGTAGCCCGTCCTTGGTGCGCTGCGAGAGCAGGTCGCGCTCGATCTCGGCCAGGAGCGCAAAGATCGTCACGATGGTCTTGGTGGCGATGTCCTGCTTCGCCCCGCTGACCTCGATGCGCTCCTTGAGGGAGATCACCCCCACGCCCTTCTCGACCAGGGTGTCGATGATGTCGATGAGCTGCCCGACTGAACGCGCCAGCCGGGACAGCTCAGACACCACCACGGTATCGCCCTTGCTCACCGTCTCGAACAGTTCAAGAAGCCGGCGCTTCTCGTAGCCGGAGGTGGCAGACGACTGGACGGAGAACATCTCGATCCGGGGGATGCGCTTGGTCTGTGCGTACTCCAGCAGCTCCAGGCGTTGCCGGTCGGTGTCCTGCTTGTCCGTCGATACCCGCAGGTATCCGTAGACCGAGGCCATTACTTCGGCAGGTTCTTGTTCAGCATGGCGACGATGTTGGCGTGGGTCGGCTTCATATCGAAGGACACCATGTCCCCGACGATGCCGCCCCGCGCCCGGATGCGCTTGCGGATTGGGCCGCAGCCGCGCTTGCTCACCGACCAATGCTCGATGATCCCGCCATTGCTGTCCTTCTCGATCTGGATGTAAAACCTCATGTCGCGCTCCTTTGTTCAGTAAAACGTAGTCAACTGCTTTTCTGGTACGCTCAGTATGGCAAAGAATGTGGGGTCATGCAATAGCACATGTGCCATAAAAATACGGTCGTTAAAGTTTTGCACACAGTATCATACTGTACAGTATGGTGCTGTGCTTGACCGAAAAAGACCGTTGATGTCTGTCCGGTGTCGTGTTACCGTGTCTGCTAACATGCTGTGTAAACACAGACAGGAGACCCCCATGAATGTGGAAATCAACCCCAGCGTCCTGGCCGAGTTAGAATACCTCGTCGAGCTTCATGGTAAGCATGGCGCACCCAACCCGGTGGGTTCCGTCGAGGACTTGGTTGAATATGTCCTGGACAGCATAGCAGAC